CTAGTTACCTCTTTTTATGTTATTTTGGCCATATAGATATACCTATTGTAATAGCCATTGTAGCAATTCCTATTATAGTAGTTATACATAATGCAATAATCCATTTATTAGTTGAATCAATTCTATCTTCTATACCTTTTATACTATTCTTTATTTCACTTACATCCTTTTCTGTCACCTTTTTATGTTCGTTTATAGCTTCTTTTAAATCGCTTTTTAACTCAATTCTTTCTCTAGCTAAATCATTTTTTAGTTCTATTCTATCTTTGTCTAAATCATTCTTGTATTCTTTAAAAATACCCTTTATGTCATTAAATTGCTTATCTATACTTTCTTTTACTTCCTTATTATTTTGATGTACTCTTTTTTCAGTCTCTAATATTCTTTTTTCAGTTTCTAGTATTCTTTTTTCTTCTTCATTCATATTACCTACCTCCTCTGAAGTAGTAGCTAAAAACCAATTATCTCCAATACATTTATTTTTCTCCATCAAAGTACTATTTAAAGTATTATAATAGTCTGTATATTTGTTGATTTTACTTTTATCCTTGTTGGAATTAAACTTTATTACTTTTTCTTTTTCTTTATTATATTCACCCTTCATAACTATTCTTCCTCTATCATAGACTCTAAATGTTCAATTATTGATTGTATTTCTGATTTAGATAGTTCTAATTCCAAAGATTTTTTATCATTTCTAAATAGTTTCAAAATAAAATCATTTTCTCTAGCCAAAGAAGATATAGAATATAAGCCAATTGGATTGATTCTCTGAATATATGAGTTATCTAATATATCATATGTACTATTTGAAAAAGTATACAAATCATTTTTAAAGTTTTGGCTTATATTTACATTTTCACCTTCATTATAAAAGTCTTTCAGTTTAATTCCATACTCACCTATAAATTCTGGGTCTTCTCCCAAAATTTCATTTGCTTTAGCTTTAAATTCATGAATACAATGTGGCCAAGTTGGCATCTGCATATATAAATTAAGTAATAGTATTGTCTTTTCAAATATTTTGTTATCCTTTTCGTATTTTTTTATACAGTTAGGAAAATACGCTACCAAATTAGTCCCATTTTCATAAGCCATCTTAACTCCCCCTAAAATAATATTATTTAATACTATTCTACATTATAATTACTTTCATTGCACTATTATTTTTTATTCCTCCTCCTACCACTTATTGCTATATACTCAACTGCTCTTCATATACCTGATTTTTTAAAGTTTGTAGATGACTTATGGTTATATTTAATATATCATTTTTTATTTTATAAATTGTTGTGATACTGTCATAAAATTGTAGTCAAAATGTAAAATATATTAACTCTATTGATTTTATTTATTTATAAACTCCAGTGCTTTATAAAGTGTATCAAATCTATCATTACCCTTTATCATAGTGTATCTTTCTTTAGTCATAGAACATCTTTCACATGCCACCCCTACAACATAAATTTTCGTCTGACCTGGCACTAATCTTTTATATCACATATCAGTATTTTCCATCATTATAACCCCAACCAACTACAGTTGCAGAGATTTTGTCAACTTCTCCATCATAAACAATTGTATGTTTGTACATCTGTTTAACTCCCTCATTATTTATATTTTTATTTAATACACCTTCTACAATTAACTTAGCAATACCTTCATGACCTAGTTTCTTAGCTTTATCATAATCTTCTTTATTATCACAGAAGAAACTTTCAATTAATACTGCTGTAGGCTTTGAACTATTTAAGATATATAATCTTTTATCTAATTTAGCACCTCTATTTTTAAATACTGTACCTAGTTTATCACATATTCTAGTTGCATACTCTAAGCCTTTATTACTATAATATAGGACTTCTGAACCTTTACCTTGACCGTTACTTGCATTTAAATGTAACTCTATAAGTAAATCATATCCTCCACTATTAACTCTAGGTATTTTATAAGACTTTTCTTCATTCTTAGTTTTAAACTGCTTTTCTGGGCATATTATTACATCTACCTTATGCCCTTCTTTTCTAAATGTATCTGCTAATACTGGTGCAAGAGATTTGTTGTATTGATACTCGTTAATTACTCCATCAGCAGAAGTGCATGCTCCACTTTTTAAAATACTGTGTCCTACTGTAATACATATTTTCATTATTTACTACCTCCTTTAATATTTAACTCATCTGTCATAGTATCTAATAAGTTACCTATTCTATCTTTTAATTTTTTAGGCACTGGTAACCCACACAAATACATGTTTTTTAATATACTTACACTTTCATATAGAATAAATAAAATAGAGAAAAATTCAGATATTCCAAGATGATTTAATCGTAAAAAATCAACCCAATTCTGCGGTAACATAAATAAAAAATTAAACTTTGTAAGTATGTCAACTACTGCTAGAAAAAATATACATGCTATCATTGCAACTTTTCTTATTCCTCCATTTATTCCAAAAGAGCTATTAAACTGATGTGTTTTTATTGCCCTTAAGCAACCTAGTAATGTATCAAATGCTATTGCTAATATTACTAATTTTATAAATATATTTGTTGCTAAAAAAACTATTGTTACGTTCATATTTCCTCCTTATTTTGCATTAAAATAAGACTTAGAATTATCTAAGCCTATAAAAAAGAACCTATTTTGTAGGTTCTGTTCCTTCTACTACTCCACTATGCTCTATAATATAATCCTCTACTGCTTTTCTATACTCTGTGTTAGTTACGTCATCTAATTCAAATTCTCGATTTTTTAGAGGGTTTAAACCTCCACTTAAAATCCTCTCTGCTAATATTCTTACTACAATATTATTTATGTTCATTATAAAATTCCTCCTACTTTTTCGTTTTCTGCAATTAATAATTGATTTTCTAATTCTTGTATTCTTTTTTCTTCTTCATTTACATATACTGGTATTTCTTCTGAAATTGGTTCTTTTGTTTCTATATTTATACCTATTATTCTATATTTTTCATAGTCTATACTTCCATATGGAACATCAATACAATGCAACTGTGTTATTATATCATGCTCCAATATATCCCCTGTTGCTTCTCCTGTTTGCAAGAGTATTTTACCTGTTTGGTCACATATAATTCTATTTGCTCTATCCACTTTATCACCTCTATTAAGTATTCATAAATTTAACAGCTCTCCAAGCATAAGTAAAACTTTCACTACCACCTGGTAAATAAGCAGGAACTTGAACGCCATTAGCATTAAACCATACATCCCCTTCATTATTGTTATAAATAAAACCATCACCAGTATATTTATCGCTACCACTTGAGCGACTATAAATTGCTACAGCAACAAAATCTTGTTTACCACTTGTAGTAAAACCACAACAAGCAAATGTAAAAAATTTATAGTCAACTCTATAATCGCTGTCATAATATTCGCAGTCAGCTACAAAAATATTAGGTTTAAAAGCTAAACCATTAATTTTGAGCCATCCACCAAATTTAGAAGTTGTAGACCTTTTATACTCATAAGCAATTTTAGTTCCGTCGCTTCTTTGTGCAACAGAAGTACCACCTGCTACTTTAAATTGAGAATTTAACTGTGTTATGGTATTATTAGCTTGTGTTAACTGGTTCATCAAATCCTGCACACTAGCGTCCGAACTATCAAATGATGCCTTTATTTTCTCTGATAATTCTACTAAGGTATTATTTAAACTTGCTTCTATATTTTTAAGTGCTAAAGTGTTTATAATACTTGTTTTCCCAACTTTAAATCCTGCATTAACCTCAACTAATTTTGTTGATATATCATTTAAATTTACATTTTCGGGCAGTGACATTATATTCTTACTTATACTTAACACTTTTTCTGCTGTAGCATTATTACTGTCTGTAACAACTATCTTAAGTGTGTGTAGTGCATTATCTTCTAGTGTATAGTTAATTGTTTTCTCTGTTGTTAAATCTGTTGTTATAGTTTCTTTTAACACATCATCTATAAAATATTCTATTTTTGTAAGCAATGTAGGGTCTGTGTGGTCAGCTTTAAATGTAGCTGTAATGGAATTATAAGAAGATACTGTTAAAAATGGTAATGCTTGTAGTAATGTTATTTTAGCATAACCATAAGCACCAGCAGTATTTCCACCAGATTCCATAACAACATTATCAAAATAATATTCAGATGTTGGTGTGTAGCCAGTAGGCTTATAACTATCTTTAGTTAATACGTAGCCACTTCCACCTCCACCTGCTCCCCACCATTCATTCCTGCACCACCAAACCAGCCACCTCCACCGCCTTCGCCAGTTGAATCTTTAGCAGAACACCCTTTTCCAAAACTTCCGTTTTCTGTGCTTACACGACCAATACCACCTTGATATTGAGTACCGCCGGGACGATGTCTGTCGTTAGCCTATACCCAGTACCTCCTGCTAATCCTCCTCCTGCCCCACCAGTATAAGGATGGTATGAACCACCGCCACCACCTGCGACAATTATACGAGATAGCAAACCTTGCTCATTATCCCAAGCACCACCAACGAGCCTTATATCAGTAGCACCA